CAAACATCTGCTGCATAATTCATCCTAAATCTAACAACTCAATCCACCTTATCGCTCTGCCGCTCCGCGCCAGGCGAAAGGTGATTGGAAGCGTTGGGCATATTAATTCACCGGCAATTCAAACCTGACCGACTTTCCGCACGTACAGCGAACATATACCGTCGTGACGTACTCGGAAACGTCGATGCCGTCCTGCGTAGATACTTCGATCACGCGGCCACACTCACATTCGCCCGTGTAGGTGCAAGCGTCTTCGTCGCCCTCGAACACGATCCTTCCAACCTCTTCCGCAGCTTTTGCCCGCTCCCGCATCTTCCGCCTCCGCGCCGCAACCCCCTTCAAACCCCGCTCCCGCGCGATCTCCCTTCTTTTGCGTATATAACTCGCACTAGCCACTTTACAAACTCCAAGTCACTCGCACTTATCAGTCATTACCTTGTTAGCTGCTTGAAACACGTGCAACCCCAACTCCGCATCAACGCAATTCCTCAGGACTTGCCGTTTGTTGGCGATGTTGCTGGCTTTCACCAAATCGCCGCATTCAAAGTCCGCTATCTTGTTTTTGGTTCTGATTTCAGCACGCTTGAAAGTCTTGTGGCTTGCGGCGAAGTTTGCCCAAAACAAATGTCTATGTAGCTCAAACGCTGGCGGAATTAGAGGCTCGTAATACGGCTTGACGTTTTCCACAACCCATTTCCCTGCGTAATATGTTCGCAAAAAAACGATCAATCCATAAAGCGAAGTCATTTCGGGAATCACGGGGGCGAACCCCTTTCCCAATACTCCAACGTTGTGCCGGTATTGACCGTGTGTCGGGCATGGCGGACTTGCCCAAATGAAATCAAACTCCGAGTAGTGTTGCTGCACGTATGTCAATGCGTCACCGGTTATTGTTGTGTCTTCGGGAAACCGTTTTGTATACACCTCTGCAATAGCCGGATCGTATTCGACCGCTGTTACATCGCAATCCGTCCACAACTCACGATTGCCGCCTATGCCGCAATACAAATTTAAGCATCTCATAGTTATACCTCCGCTAACAATCAGATTCAGCGGACTGGGTACCGCCGCTGATCTGGGTGTTAGATTTATGTAAACAAACTCATCCCCTGGCACTCGTTTCTGCTGTCCTTGCTCGATCCGCTGATCCACCAGTCCCAGAGATTCTCCCAGCTTCCGAAATCCTCGAACCAGCGGCGCGTTCCCGTTCTGGTCGGCACCCCGTGCCAGTTGTTCCAAAACCGCTCGAACCCCTTCTTCCACATCTTTTCGTATCGCGGCCAGCGGGCAAACTCCCGCGCCTGAGATTTCGGGCCGCCCATTGGACACCCGATGCAACCCAGCCGCTTGAAGCCTTCATCGTACAACCGGCAATAGTGAAGGTTTCGCAGTTTATGAAAATCCCAAACATCCTTAGCCGTCCAATAGACAATCGGGCACAGTATTTTGCCCATGCGCCGATTGTTCTGTACAGTCCTCCATAGCCCATTGCGGCGCGGAGATTCTGCGGCACGCACTCCAAGGATCTTAACCATCCCGTCGCCGCCGTGTTCCTTGTATTCATCGCAACACCATCTCACCAATCTTGTCGGAGGGCCGCATGATTTATCTCTCGCCATCTTCGTCATCATGTGCATTTCGGGCTTGTTGAACACAACTTCGGGGTGATGCTCCCGCATATAGTAGATCAATTCTGGAGGATCGATTGTCGTCACATTGTAAACGGCCTGATAATCGACACTCGCCATCTTTGCCAACTCAAGAATACAGTCGCTGTCTTTGCCGCCGCTGTATGCCAGCCAAAAGCCCTGATCGTTTTCACGCAATGCCCGTTCGTTCCAGTGTTGCAACAACATAACGGCCTGCTCGATTTTCTGGTCAAGCGGTTGCGCCATTGCCATCTCTGCAAGGTCGTGTTCGTTTGGTTCAATTTGTTCAAACATCTGCTGCATAATTCATCCTAAATCTAACAACTCAATCCACCTTATCGCTCTGCCGCTCCGCGCCAGGCGAAAGGTGATTGGAAGCGTTGGGCATAT